TAGTAGAGCCCACTCAACCACTGCGTCTTGCTCGACAATCCAAAGACAATTGAGAGGCTAGGACTTTTGTCCCAGCCTCTTGGTTAGTATAAAGTCGGATTTAAACCGATAAAAAAGGCGGTAGACGGATTAAATACTATTGATTTATCGGGCTTTATTAAGGTTTCGCCCCAAATCCGCCCCAAATTTAAGCGGTCAGGAATATTTCTTTTATTTGCTCAAAGTTTTTATCTGCCAGGGCTTCCATCTGGTGCGAGTAGACCTTTAGGGTTATATCTGGGCTTTCATGGCCTAATAGCTTTGATATGGTCACAATGTCAATCCCTTTGAATATCAGGTAAGAAGCGTAAGTATGCCTTAGACTGTGGTTTCTGACAGGTCTGCCTACCAGTTTTTTTATGAGCTTGTTACAAGCCGAATTTGAAACACCAAAACAAACACGGTTCTTGATATTTGCTTGCCAGTATTTCTTCTTGTACGTTTTAAGTGTTTCAATCGAGTTCTTGTCTATTGGTACTTTTCTTTTTGATGTCTCATTTTTTAAACCAGCAAAATCTTGCGTTTTAGAGTAGTCAAAGCTCTTGTTAATGTCTATTATCCCGTTCTGCAGGTCTATATCGTTCCACGTCAGCCCCAGAGCCTCGGAGAATCGCATACCAGTGACTGAAAGTAGGTAGAGGGTGAAGTAGGAGACGTACTGGATATTGGAGCGTGTAGAGGCTATCAGAGTCTTATATTCGTTCTCTTCTAAAAAGTCGTTATCCTCCGACCTAGTTTCTATCTGAGATTTGACTTTGGCATCTTCAGCGAAGTTGTAGCTGATCACTTGTTCTCTGACTGCTACTTTCAAAGCTCCCTTGATTTGATAATGGAATTTTTCAAGTGTTTCCTGGGCGTATTTCTCACCAAATTCATTAAGCCGCTTTTGATAATAAAGTGGAGTAATGTCCTTTACTTTCAAATCTCCAAAATAAGCCTTGATGTGCTTAAGGTTTTTGGCGTAAGTATCCCAGGTCTTATCCTTGACGTGCGGTCGCTTATATACTTCAGACCAGGTTTTGACGAAATCATAAAGCGTGACGTCCTTGTTCATCAGTATATTTTCAGTTAGATTCTCTTCGATTTCTCTTGCTGCTGCTTGAGCAAGTTTTTTCGTTTTGAATCCGCTCTTTGATTTCTGCTTATACTTGCCGTCAGGTCCTTTGTAAGAGATACGGTATTCCCAGCCGTTATCCCTTTTTCTAAAGTATGCCATTGTTTTTCACCTCATTTTCTGATAAAATGAGTATAGTAAAAGAGGCTTTTGAATGCCTTTTTACTATACTAACTCAATCCTCACGCTGCCGGCCAAAGCAAAGCGTGGGGATTTTTATTTTATTCTAGCCCATTTGAAATTTTAACTGTCAGAAGAAAAGATCCGTCTTCTTGCTTTGCAAAGGTCAAAATAACTGATTGAAATTTGCTTCCTGTAGAAGTATAGGTGATCGTTTTGCTTTCATGATCGCTAATAGAAGTGGTATTTTCGTCATTTGGTTTGCCGTGGTCACGGATAACGTCGTCATATTTTGTTCCGCCTGCTCCGTTATTAGCAATGTCGCCTTCTTTTAGAGCGTCGAATTGCTCTTTTGTCCAAGTGAACTTTGCATCTTCCTCTTTTTGCGATGAGTCAATAGAGGAGCTTACAGAGCTTGCTGCAGACTCAAAAGATTTGCCAGCTTCATTGATTGCACGAGAATAGAATGATTGAGTAGCGATAACGATTATGAGGGATAAAATAGAGATAACAGAGCCAATAATAGCTAAGGTCTTTTGCTTTTTTCGATTTACAATAAGACCGATAACTCCAAGTACGAGACCAAGGATACCAACTAAGAACGATAGATTGTTAATAATAGGGATCCACGACCCAACCAGAGCAATTGCTCCGAAGACAATAGCTAAAATGCCTAAGGCTTTGCTTTCTTGCTGCATAAATAAACCTCCTCAGCTTTTAGTGTGGATCAGTGGTTGCACATTTTTTTAACTAATTAAATTCAAGCGTTCTTCTTTAACCGCTATTGACGAGGTAGTGGTTTTTTTATTTCTCTCTATACAAATCCACGACTTCGCCGATAATTCGGAAGTCTGTTTCTGGTGTGATTGGCATATCTTTGTACGCAGGGTTCAAGCTGTGTAGGTAGGCTTGTTCTTTGCCAATCAATAGCTGCTTGATATAGGCATCGCCGTTGTAGTTAAACACTCCGATAACACCGTCGTTCAAATCCACACTTGTCTGGATAAATACTAGGTCGCCATCGTAATAGTCTGGCTCCATAGAATCCCCTTTGATTGGGATAACAAAGTCAGCATCGATATCTACTGGCAACTCAATCCGTTCAACTCGCACATCGTTTAAATACTGCCCAGTACCTGCAGAAGCTGGGTGGTCGTAGTAGTCGTAGCTATAGAGTTGAACGACCTCTGAAACTTCGTTTGGTTGAGTTTCTTCACTCCTCTGCTCTTTCAGTTGCTTCTCGGCATATACCAAGACTTTTTCTTGACGAGGGGGTTGGAGCTGATCATAAATTTGTTGGATATCTGTTTTTAAAAGAGTGCTAGGGGTGGCATTGATTTGAATTTCTTGATTATCGTCTAACATATCAATCAAATCATCTACCGAAATTTGCATACCTTTAGCAATTTTTTCTATTGTTTCATAAGATGGGATAATAGGTTTTTTTGTTTTTGGATGTTCGTTTTTTTCGAGCATTGAAATATAACCTTTTGTTAAGTCAGACAATTCGCAAAAAGCATCCATAGACATTTTATGTTCTTCTCTATAAGATTTTAAAATTTCTCCCAATTTCATAAAAACTCCTTTCTATCACGTTGTTTAATACATTATACACCTAAAAAGAAAAAAAGTAAATATTTTTTGTTTAACACGCTTGACAAAATATGTTTAACGTGTTAAACTTTAATCAAGCTCAAGGGAACAACAAAACCAAGAGCAAAAAAGAGAAAGGAGTAGGGAAATGAACGAACTAGAAAAAACAGCCCTCAATGAAGTATTGAGGACGGTTAGACTTATAAATCAAAAAGTTGCTGAGGTTGTTGAACTTCAAAGTCAGCAAGAGCTAGCTATTTCTTATCTTCGGGGAATAATGGATGGTTCTGTGTCCGATTGAGCATTTCTTGAGCTTGTTGAATCAATGACTGATGTTCGGATATAAACGGTTTTACTTTTATATCTTTGATTGGTGTGAAAGAAGAATAAGACTGTTGTTTTTCTAACAGATTTAGTATCTTGTTTAGCTTTTTGGTCAAATTGTCATTGAGATCATCAAGTGTAAGACTTCTTTCGGCACGACTCTCAGGCATTTCGAAGTTTTCAAAACTTAGTATTTTAGATTTCAAATTTTCTTTAGAATCTTCAATTTTTGCCACATCGGTATCGTAGAATACGGTACGAGTTGTAATAACATCGAAAGGAAGTCTTTCTCCTACCTTTATGATTGGTACAAGGGGGAGTTCTCGGGCTTGCCTGAAACCTAATTCATAAAACGCGTTAGGATTATGTTCAGTCATATCTGCTATGACCATAGGGGCAGTTTTGAGGTAGTTTATAACTGTTTCGTTGATGTTGTCAACCGCATTGACGTGATCAACACGAACAGGTCTATAACCAAGTTCTTCACAAACAGGAGCGATAAGATATCTATATACATTGTCAGCTCGTTCTCTGGTAGGTGTTCCAGATTCACCAATGGCAGTTACAATAAAACAAATTTTTTCAGACATGTTTTTCTCCAATCATTTTATTTTGATTATACCATATTTGAAAGGGGTGAGGAAATGAGACCAAAACGATATCCGTATAGCGGGAAAAGAAAAAGCCTTGATAACTCAACAATAAAAGATTCTAGTATCAAAGCAGTTGATATTAAGTTGGATAAATCAAGTCTGTCTTTAAAAAAAGACAAGATTGTCATAAACGGTCAGTCAATTACTGGTGTATAAGTTCCGTCTGGCTCAAGACGAAGCGGTTTATTACTGTCCACATCGATTGTCCCATCTGAGAACATTTCGCAGTTCACTTTTAGACCGTTCGGGTAGAGTAATTCAACATACACATGTCCAGGGCCTTTTTCGTGAACAACCTTTGTTACCTGATCTTCAGGGATGCCAGTATTAATAATCAATTCCATAGTATTCTCCTTTCTGTTGAAATTTTGACTAAAACGGTGAGAGGTCCTAGTCAAAATATATTATATGCTAAAAAACAATGTTTGTCAATATATTGTATCTAAAAGGGGTTTAAATCTACAAAAAAACACAATATATAGTGTGATAGTATATATAAGCGCAAAAAGCATAAAAATAAAGCTAGATAAGGAGAACACGGCTATGCTTTGGAAAAAAATATCCGAAAAACTTGCAGAAAAAAATTGGACGGTTTATAAACTTTGTTTAAAAGCAGGTATTGGACCTGCTGGAATCTATCGTTTAAGAGATGGAGAGGTGAAAGATTTATATTTTGACACAGTTAAGAAAATTGCTGATGCGTTGGAAATCAGCATAGATGAATTAAGATAGGAGGTAGGAAATGAAAGAATTTAAACAGATTTCAGTTAAGACTTCTGAACATGATGTACTGTTGACAGCAAGAAAAAACCACCCTGCTGTATTCGTCGATGGAATGTTTCTCGACGGAGTAGAGAGAGTGGAATTTATCAGTCATTTTCTAGAAAGTTGTGAAGTCGTTCTTACGTTCAATGAACGAGTAGAAAACAATCCTTTCCCTTTAAATGATGTCAGTCTATTAGAAAAGTTATTCGGTCAGGCTTCAAACGGGCAATCCTTACGGGATATTGTCTTGCAAACTCTTGAAGATGGAAATTAGTATCCAGACCATCAAAGAATGACACATGTATACTGAAGCTTTCTTTTCCGTCTTTCTTGGCTCTTTCGTATTCTTTGCCAAGGACAATCAGAGAAGCTTCTAATTGATAATCAGTCATAACATCACCTCCTTTCTGCTTTCATTATAGCAGAATTGAGAGGAACAAATAGAAAAATAAGGAGGTAGGGACGTGCAAGGAGAACGTTTAAAAAAATGGCGTGAGGCGGAAAAAATGTCTCAAGAGGAACTCGCAGAGAAGTCAAATGTTTCTCGAACAACAATACATCTGATTGAATCAGGTCAGTCGTCAACAGTCAAGATTCGGACGCTTCAAAAATTAGCGGTAGTCTTTGATAAACAGGTAAAAGATTTTTTTTAAAGCAAATGTTTAACTTGTTAAACGAAGAAAGGAGAAAGGGCTTAAATATGAGGTATGCAGTATATAATCAGGAATACCAACGAGAACTACACTCAGATGAACAACCACTCGGCTCAAAACTTAGATCTAAGCTTACAAGCTAAAGGGTTGCTATTGGTACTGATGTCTAATAAGGATACATGGAGACCTTATCTCGAGGAAATCTCTCAGAGATCTAAAAACGGTAGAGAAGCTCATAGAAACGCTTTTGAGGAGCTAAAAAAAGCAGGTTACATCCGTGTTTATCGCAAAAGTCTAGGGCGAGGTAAAGGTATCCAGAATTTTCCTTTAGTTCAAGATGTACCAATTTCGGATAGTTATTGGGAGTATTGGGTAAGCAATCTTGAAAAAGAGTTATCCACAGGAAATGTTGGTGATTAATTTACAACTTACGGGTTTTACAAAGTTGTATTTTTCAAAAGTTGAATTTTACAAAGTTGTATTTTTCAAAAGTTGAAAAACCCGACACTAATAATAACTAATAAATAATAATAACTAACTTAATAATAATCTAAGCCTAACGGCACTAACTTAGTAATAAATACTAACTTAAAACAAACTCCTGCTTCTCTAAATAAATAAAAGAGGGGGAAATTTAAAATTTCTAATATAGGACTTTGGTTTGAAAGGAGGTAGGGATGAACAAAGAAGAAATAGAAGAATTATTAAAATTCTTAAGGACAGACTATGGGCGAGGGTATCTGAAAGGATTAGCCTGCGGATTTTCAATGATTTTGGAAACTTTAAAAAAAGCAGAGTAAGTACCCCGCTTTCATCAAATTAGTGTTTTGGAGGAGTGAAAATGTGGGAACAATTAAACAGAATCATGCAGGAAAGAAATTTGAACGGCAATCAATTATCTAAGATGTCTGGAGTTAATCGCAGTTTCTTTTCTGACCTAAAGACAGGAAAGGTAAAATATCTGTCTTGGCCGAATATTTGCAAAATTGCTGATGCGTTGGAAATCAGCATAGATGAACTAAGATAAAACAAAAAGCACCTGACGGCAATCAGGCGCTAGCGAAAAATACTTTACAAGAGGATTATAGCATGAATGACTTAATGAATCAATTATTAGACCAGTTTGAAGCTGGATTGATGGACAGAACATTAAAGGTCATGACGATTGTGACCGACGAAACAAGGCGCTTCCCAATGGAATTGAACAAATCCCAATGCTCAGAAATGCTACTTGGCACGAGAGATACAGGCACATTCGATTCGCGATTTAACTGTCACAAGGATTTTCCAAGAATCGAAGGAAGACGCGAGAAATACCCACGGGATGCAGTCATTGAGTGGTATCACGAAAATTGGGAACGTACGGCTGTGAGAAGTTGAGGAGAAAAATGGCAATAAAAAAAGAAATCGAAAATCTAGAATTTGAAAACAGAGCAATGAGAGACACAATTGCCAATCTTCAATTGGGATTGTTTACAATCTTTTGCGTCTTTATGCTTTTAATTGTGATTTTAGTCAAAACGAATATTGAACGAGAGCATCACTTGAAAGACCTTCAAGCTCAGATAAACGATAACAGGGATAGCATGCGTCGTAACGCTGTGCGCATCGTTCATCTGGAGCAGGAAGACAGGGTAATCAGAGAAAGGATTGAGGCAGATGAGTGAATTTCTAGGAAGCGTGATGATGATTGTATTCTTCTTTTCGGCTGGTGTGGTCGGTTCCTACATTGACCATTGTAAAGCCGAAAAAAAACGAAAAGAAGAGGAAATGCTTGAAATGCAAGCTAGATATGTCCTTTGGGCACAGAATGAATACATGATTGAGCAAAATCAAAGAATGGCTGAAGTGCGCAAACATGATAATCAGTCATTTACAGTGAAGGGGCTGGGGTGATGACCATACCAGAACTTGAAATCGCTCTGCTCTATCACGTCTCAGTCAATGAGCGAAACCGTTTGAGGTGGTACAAAGAGCATGATGCCGTGAAATTTGTAAAAGAGCTGAAAAAGCTCTGGGAAAAGTATGAGGAGATAGTAAATGTTTAATTACGACAGGATAGACGCGCTGCAGCCACCGATTGAAAAACCAGAGCGCCCTGATCCGGACAATTGGGTCTGGAACGGGAGCAGTTGGGTTTATGTGGGGGATGATGTATGATTGAGGAATTACAAGCAGAAATCGCCGAATGGCGCAGAGCCTACGCTAATTTAGGTAAGAAACTCGGTCGGATCATCAACAAGCAACAGGACACAATCCTAGCGCTACGACGCGAAAACAAGCGCCTGAAGCGTGAAAATTGGAATTTTAGAAAAACGAAAGGAAGAAGAAAATGACGAATATCCCTTCAAACAAAGGGCGAAGTTATATCAGAGTTGAAGTATCGTCAAAACAAAAAGAATTGATTGAAGTTTTAGCTGAACTCGAAGGTTCTACGTCGAAAGACTTGCTGAACAGAGTAGTCGAGCGATTTATCGACAGCAATCTAGGACTTATTGATGATTATAGAAATAGTTTGGACGATCTGAAACAGAAAAGCAGACGCAGATTGACAATGAAAATTTAAGGAGAATGAAATGACGAATGAATTGACACAGAAGCAAATTACATCACCAGTTGCCGCACGTATTCAGGAAATGCAAAAAGAAGGCTTGATGATCGCACAGAATTATAGCGTTAGTAACGCCCTAAGCTCAGCTTACTACGCTCTCAAGAACTCATCTAGTGGTAACTTGCTCCAACAATGTACACAAGATAGCGTTTATAACGCTTTGCTCGACATGGTTACTCAAGGTCTAAGTCCAGCTAAAACACAATGCTATTTTATCCCTTACGGTAATGTGGTCAAATTGACTCGATCATATTTCGGAACAATGAAAGTCGTTAAACAGTTGCCTGAAGTAAAAGACATCTACGCTCAGATTATCTTTGAAGGAGATGAGTTTGAAGCTGAAAACGTTGACGGGCGCTGGAAATTTGTCAGCCACAAGTCAAGTTGGAAGAATCAGGACAACCCAATCGAGGGTGCTTATTGTGTGATTGAAAAAACCGATGGAGAGAAAATCCTTACGATCATGACCAAGAAGGAAATTGACAAGTCCTGGGCGCAAGCTAAAACCAAGAATGTTCAGAATAACTTCCCTCAAGAAATGGCCAAGCGCACAGTTATCAACCGTGCAGCTAAACAATTCTTTAATACATCGGACGACAACGACTTATTCATCGATGCAGTCAATCGAACTACTGCGAATGAGTATGACAATGAGCGTAGAGTGAAAGAAGCTGAGCCAGTGAGAGATAGTGTTGAAACATTAGACGATATCTTAAAAGCTCCTAATAAGCCCGCGGAGAGCGATAATGTGGTGGATGGAGAATTCGCCGAAGAAACCCAAACACCCCCAAAAACGGCTGAAAAAGCAGCAAATCCTGACGAGTTAGCCTCTACTGAGTATCCTGCTGAAGAAATTCCAAATTTTGACGAAGTGACGGGTGAAGTTTTGGAAGAAATTAGTTTATTTGAAGGTAATACGATTAACGTGAAGGAGTAAGAATAATGACACAAGATCTACTTGGTAAAGATTATTATTCGGCAGCTTCTGCACGTCGCTACTGGTCCATCTCGCAATATAAGCGGTTTAGAGAGTGTGAAGCGCGAGCGTTGGCTGAGCTAGAAGGAGAATGGGAAGATCAAAGAGACAACACAGCCCTCTTGGTCGGAAACATGGTCCACAGCTACTTCGAAAGCCCAGAGGCACATAAGAAGTTCATGGATGAAAATGCAGATGCCATGATTTCAAAAGCTGGGAAAACCAAAGGTCAGTTAAAATCTGACTTTCTGGTCGGCCAGCGCATGATTGAGCGGCTGGAAGCTGACAAGCAATTTACCGATTACTATGTCGGTCAGAAAGAGGTTGCTGTCACAGGCAAAATTGAAGGTGTGGAATTTAAAGGCAAGATTGACTGTCTCAATGTCGAAAAAGGGTATTTTGTAGACATTAAGACCACAAAGTCAGACATTGATAGCATGGTTTGGGTTCAGGACGAAGTAAGCGGCCGAAATATTCAGGTTCGCTGGTTCGAGGCTTGGGGCTATGTTTTGCAGATGGCAGCGTACAAGAAAATGCTGGAAGATCAGTACGGCAAGGAATTCACGCCGATCATTTACGCAGTAACCAAAGAGCCGACTCCTGACACCAGAGCGATTGTCTTTCAAACCCAAGAGAAACTTGGATATGAGCTGACTGAGCTATCTATGCTCATCCAGCGTCTTGATAAGGTTAAAAAAGGCGAGGAGGAAGCGAAGCCGTGCGGTCACTGTGAATACTGCAAGTCGAAGGCATTGAGTCAACGTGTGGAGGTGGTTTGATGACTGAACCAAAAATCATGAGAGTTGATAGGGAAACCTATAACTCAGGGAAACGACTGCCTCACTTTTGGTCTAGCAATAAAGATTTGAAATTCTATGAGATTAGGTGCAATTGGGGCATCAATAGACAGACACAGGCTTTCTATCATGTTTTGGCATATAGTCGAACCCAAGCCGAAGAAATGGCTGTGAAAGAATATGCAAGAACCCATCATATTACCGAAAAATGGGTAGTAATCTTTTAGAAGAAACGGAGGAAAGAAAATGATTGATTTTATTAAAGATGCCGGAATGGCGCTGGTTTGGCTTTTGTTAGGGTATTTTATCGGCGAAAGCAACGCTAGAAAAGATAAGAAATAACCAGAAACCAACTATTTCCATTTTGGAAACAACTCAAAAAACAACGTGCCGTGAACCACGAAAAAAGCGAACTAGAAACGTCAAAAACGGTCATGCGACCTTGGACGAGCGACCGCCCCCCTTT